TTTTATAGGTAATCTATTGGGGAATGGAATAGATATTATTTTTACAATTATTGCAATGATTTCAAATGGGTAAGCCACGCGAAACTTCCAGTTTGTAGATATGAGGACAACAAGCATGACACCACAGCCACAGGCAGGATGGATGAACTTAAGCATGCACCGGGGAACGTTAGGATATGCACACCCCTGACCGCAGGGGTTTCGGTTTCGTCTTAAGGGTTTCGTTTTGGTCAGAGGTTTCGGTCGGGCAGACACCCGGCTCGTTTTGTATATGGAGGAATGTAGATGCACCAGCTAACGGATAAACAGTATGATGAATATCAGCGTCTGTGCCACGCTCGTGATCATGGACAGATGTTGACTCCGGATGGGTTGCGGCTTATCTGCGCCGGTTTTGATTATGATCCGGAAGCCATCGGAAAGCACATGCTCGAGGCGCTGGCGAAGTTTCAAGCAGAAGAATCAAACAGCACTTATCAACTTCACCTATAAAAATCAGCCGCTCAGGAACTAATCCCAAGCGACTGACTATTGTGTTTCATCCGTTATTTTCTTCTGTCTGACTTTCTGTGGGTGTCTGATTGGATGTATCTGCTACAGGCACGTTTCCTCCGGTTTCGGCTGTAATTCCTTCACTCGGTTTGCAGTCAGAGACTGACAGGTCTGTCATTGCTCTTTCAGATGCTGGCGTTAGTGAAATGGAAGCCCCACTGCTCGTTTTCGCGCTGAGATCATATTTCGAATCCAGAATCTCATAAATTACTGCACCAAACAGTGATCCGAAGATTGCCAGCCGGATCGTACCACCTTTTCCGGAAAAAATGTCAGCCATTGCCTTGATCGCTTCACTCATAAATATCGTCTCCCTTCGTGGGTGTTAAACTCTTTAACCATGTTTCAAAATCCTTCTTTGTCATGCTGCCATTCAGCACTTCCTGTTTCTTACTGTCGGCTTCGATCTGTAACGTACTGATAAGCCCTGACACCTCGTCAGCCATGTCTGGATGCCGCCGTTTCTGGTTATATAGCCTTCCGTATGCGTTCTTAATTAGACGATCCAGATCGTTTTCTTTGAGCTTCTTCCGGTGCAGCAGCTGAGGATAATAATCTTTACACAGCCGCGACGGGTTTTGCGGCGACGGGAAACTACAGTATTTTGCATCTGACCTTTTCGCCGTGAAAAACTTACCGCAGTCAGGGTTCTGACACCGCCTTATAACTACGTCAGAACTTTCCATATGAGCAAACTCAAATATCACGAGAGAGAGGAAACTGCTTATTACATAGTAATTATTCATCCCGCCAGAGGCATCCAGCATGGACTTCATTTCTATGCCCGGAACGATATCCGGATTCTGCAGGCTGCCGAGCAGATCATTGTATGTCGCATTTCCCTGTTCATCCGCCGTACCCGATAATGTCGCTGCCAAAGCGGTAAAGAAGTTGAGGGCATTTACCAAGTCTACATAGTAGTTATTGAAGCAAAGGCGAAGAAAAGTGCCGACATTTGAGAACCCGATATCATTGAACGGCATATCTACCTCACTGACCCTCCGTAGCTCTTCCTGAAGGAGTCTCGCTATACTCTGACTGTCGAGTGCCCGGTATTGTTCCATTACTCGGATGAAGCTGCCCTGTGCGATCCGTTGTGCCGGATAGAAGTCGTCGTAGAGAAGTGAGGAGAGAACATAGCGCTCCGCTTCCTCAATGCTGTCCTGCGTCAGAGCATCTTCGTTCATAGGGTAGGCGTAGATGCAGTTATGAAGGATACGGCTGATGTCATCAAGGATCTTTCCCTGAAAAATAAGACACATCAGGTTTCCGACTGGGTAGCTGGAATCTTCTTCATACAGAGATGTTAATACGCGGTTCTTGCCATCCTCATATGAAATTATCAGACCGTTCGTACGCATACCTGAACTCCTTTCCCTGATGCAGGCTGGTGGCCGTGCAGTTGCATCAGATGTTATATCGCTAACGACAGCTTGAATTATAACAGAAAATGCAGTAAAATAAAGACTTTCTGTTACATAACATATAGCGATAGATAAATGTAAATTATGTATTGGTAACAATTATATCATTAAAAGCGCCCCAGCGGAATGAAAACCGCCAGAGCGCTTATAGGTCAGGTGAGCTTTTATGCCTTGATGGTCTGACCGTTGCGGAAGGTCACCTGAATGTCATCGGCAGCATTGACCGTAATGAAGTCTACCAGCCCGTTGAAGCTGTCGAGACTGAACTCTGTGATCTGGTCGGGCAGTTTCTTGAAAGCCCGGATGAAGTCTTCGTAGTTGCCTTTCTGCGATTGAAGCTGGCTGAGCTGCTCGTTCAGTTCGTCAAGCCGGTCTTTGAGGGTTTCGTACCGGGCGGTGAGGTCATCGTACTTTTTCTGGTAGACTTTCTGGTCGAGGGCGACGTGGGCATTTTCGTAGATGTTCTGCTGGACAGCATTGGAAACCACCTGCGCTTTCTCCAGCAGCTTATCTCGCTCGGTTTCCTGCTCCGTGGTGTCAAAGAGCAGCGCCATCATCTCGCGACCGTTGGCGATGACCGCATCCTTTGTGGCCAGCAGCTTGTTTGCCGCCGACAGGAAGGCATCCTGAATCTGCTCGTCGGTCAGGTGAGGAGTAGTGCAGCGCTTGTCGCCGTCGAACTTGTGATTGCACTGCCAGATGATCCGGCGGTACTTGTCGGTCGAGTGCCAGACCTTTGAGCCGTACCAGCTGCCGCATTCTCCGCAGCGGATTTTGCTGGAGAAAGGGTGCACGCCGCTGTGATATTTCTTGCCTCTGCCGCGCTTGGACATCTCGCGCTGTACCATGTCGAACTTCTCCGGTGGGATGATCGCTTCGTGGTTTCCTTCCACATAGTACTGCGGGATCTCGCCCTCGTTCTTTTTCTGCTTCTTCGTCAGGTAGTCGACCGTGAAGCGCTTCTGCAGCAGGGCATCGCCTTTGTATTTCTCGTTGCTGAGGATGCTCTTGACCGTGGAAATGCTCCACTTATCCTTGCCGCCCGGTGTCTTGATGCCATCATCGGTGAGCTTTTGCGCGATGCCGTGGTAGGTCAGGCCTTGCAGGAACATATCGTAAATGTTCCGGACGGTTTCTGCCTGCTCTAGATTGACCACCAGCTCGCCGTTTGCACCTCTGTCATAGCCGAGGAACCGGTTAAACGGAATAGTGACCTTGCCGTCTGCAAAACGCTTTCTCTGTCCCCATGTGCAGTTCTCTGAAATGCTGCGGCTTTCCTCCTGCGCCAGCGAGCTCATGATTGTGATGAGCAGCTCGCCCTTGCCGTCAAAAGTCCAGATGTTTTCCTTTTCAAAATAGCACTCCACGCCATGTTCTTTGAGCTTCCGGATGGTCGTCAGGCTGTCTACAGTGTTTCTGGCAAAGCGGCTGACGCTCTTGGTAACGATGAGGTCTATCTGCCCGGACAGAGCGTCCGCGACCATTTTCTTGAAGCCCTCGCGGTGCTTGGTGCTGGTGCCGGTTATGCCTTCGTCGGTGTACACGTCCACGAACTCCCAATCATCCCGGCTCTTGATGTAATTGGTGTAGTAGTCGATCTGCGCCTCGTAGCTCGTGAACTGGTCGTCGTGATCCGTGGAGACGCGGGCGTATCCTGCCACCCGGCGCTTCTTATTCTCCGTAATGGGAGAAGCGGTAAAGCGCGTCAGCGTGGCCGGGATTGTTTTTACTTTTTTGCCTTGGTTGATGCCCAATATTTCTCACTCCTTATCTTCTTCATGTTTTCGCTCATTTTCTGCTTGCGTTCCTCGGTGAAGCTGGCCTTGATGGCCTCGACCTGCTTTTCCCTGCGCTCCGGTGTCCATCCCGGCATCCGGCGCTTGGTGCTGTAGGTCATGGCCTCCTCATGGCCATCGCAGAAGCAGAAGGTAATGTGGCCGCTCGGTGCGATGGTGATGTGGTCGATTTTCTCTTTGACAAGCTCCTCGTCGAATTCCTCAAGACCGAGCACCTTTGTGGAAAGCTCCCGGAGCGTATCCTCGTGGATGTAGTTGTTGCTGCAGGTGTTCGTGGTGGCGCAGGCGTAAAGGTAGTATTTCTCGCCCGTGGACTTCGTGCGGGTCTGCCTGCGGTAGTTATTGCCGCACTCGGCGCACTTGATCTTTGCCGTGAAGCAGGTGGCTCCCTTCGGATTAGTACCGGTTTTCCTGCGCTGCTTGGAGACCTTAGCGCGGTACTCCGCCGTCCAGCAATCCTGATGGCCGGTGTTCGGAGCATCTTTCCGGATGCAGGTTCCGTCCTTCAGGAAGAAGTCCAGCGTGTATTTCTCCGGCACCTCGATGTGATCCACGTTGTCGAGAAAAACA